CTTTATAGGTGCTATTGCTGATAACACTCTTGGATCACTTGGTGGTATTAATTTTAGTTCTTTCATATATCTCCTATGTTTGTTCTAATCGTGTAAAGTTTTGATACTTTTCAAATTTAATCATATTGGTAAATTTATCAAACATTATATCGCCTTTATGTGATATGATAAAAATGTTTTCTTTTGTCATAGTTTTTATAATCTTAAAAAAGTCATCTGTGCCTTGACCATCTAAACTGCTATCAAAGATTTCATCTAATACTAACAAGTTTGTATTGACACTATTTTTCATTTTAGCAATCTGTCGCCAAGTAAATAATAAAGCAAGGTCTATTCTTAACTTTTCACCCTCACTAAAACTGTTGTAATTAAAAGTATCTCTATGACGACTTTTAACTGTTTCATTAAATTCTTCATCTAATTGAAATGATATAAAGAAGTCCATAGATTGTAAATATTGATTTATAAGTGTATTCATAATAGGTAAATACTTTTTAATAATTTTAGTTTTAGCACCTTTTTCTGATAATATTTCTCTTACTGTATCAACGTAAGTTTTTTCTTCACTAATTTTTGTTAATTCTGTTTGTGTATCTAATAGTTGTTGTGCTAGACTATCTAATTCTTCTTGTATTTTATTACTATCTTCTTTTTTATTTTCTAACAATACTATTTCATTGTGCAAATTATCGCTAAATCTTTTCATCTCAACAATAGAAGTATTTAATTTTGATATTTCTATATTTAAATCGGTTATTTTTTTAGATATAGAATTAAACTCTTTTAGTTTTGTTTCTGTTTGTACTATTTCTTCTACTAGTTTTTTCATTCCATCATTTAAAGTTACTATTTTACCTTTTTCAAAAGCACGTTTTTCACCTCTAAATTCAGGTTCTAATGGTTGTGTACAGGTTGGGCAAGAATCGTTTTCTTCAAAAAACCTTAAACTTCTTTCGTGTGTTTTTAAATTTGTTTCAATTTTAGTTTCTAACTTAGATAATTCTTTTAATTTTTTTTCAACTTTTTCTTTATCTTTTATATCATCATTATATTTTTTAAAGTCATTATCTAAATGTTGTATTTTTTGTAAATAGGTTTTTTTATCATTTTCTATTTTATCAATTTGATCTTGTTTTATTTTTTTATCATCAACATTTCTGTTTTTAATCTCATTAAAATGTTTACTTTCTAATTCATATTTTGCTTGTATTAAATCTGCATTATGTTTTACTTCTACTATTTTTTTATTTAAATTTGATTGTTCTTCTCTTAGCATCCAATCCATATGTGAAAAAACTTTAATGTCTAATATTTCTTCAACTGCTTCTTTTCTATAACGAGATTTCATTTTCATAAATGGTTCATAAGAAGAAGAACCAAGTATAACAACCTGAACAAATGATCTATAACTTAATTTCATTATATTACGTTCTAAAACTTTTTGATAATCAACAGTAGAAGCATTTTGATTTACAAGTTCATCATTACAATAAATTTCAAAAATATTAGGTTTAATACCTCGTATAACTTTATATTGTTTTGTGCCAACTGAAAAATCTATTTCAACTAAAGTATCGCCGTTATTAATAGTGTTTACTATTTGTTCTTTTTTAATAATTCTAAATGGTCGATTAAACAAAACAAAAGTAATAGCGTCAAGTAAAGTAGATTTACCTGAACCGTTTTTACCTATAATTAAGGTTGTATTAGATTTTGTTAAGTCAACTTCAATAAACTGATTACCAGTAGATAAAAAGTTTTTCCATTTTATTTTTTTAAATATAATCATTTTGAATAATGGTCGTTTGCTTCAATATAAGTTTCTTTAATAAACTCTTTTAACTTTTGTTTATTTAAATCTGTTTGTATTTGATCTACGTAATTATTTAAAAACGTAATGGTATCTTCTCCTTGATCTAATATATCTTCTCTTACACTAGTAAACATATCGCTTTGTACATCTTCAATAATGTTAACCTCGTGTACATTCATTTTATTTTGTAAACAATCTACTAGTTTATTAAACATATCTTCATTTGTTTTATTAGAAACAAATAACTTTATAAAACAATTTTCATATGGTGTTAAATCAAAGTTAGTATAATCTGTTTTTTTATCATCATAAATTATTTTTTTAAAGATTGTAAGTGGATTAGATATTCTTTCTAATTCTCGTGTTTCTGTGTCAAATACGTGAAACCCTTTAGGACAATTATAGTCTGACCACATAATTTCATATTGAGTTCCTAGATAATAAATATGTCCGTCATCTGATTTTTTATGAAAGTGACCAGAAAATACTTTTTCAAATCTTCTTAATTGTTCTTTTTCTAAACCGTGATCGTTCATAACACCGTTGTGCATTTCAAATCCTTTTACTTCTAAATGACCAAAACAAATATCAGCGGTAGAGTGATCTATTGCGTATATTGAATCTTCGTAATTGTCGTCACATATCCAAGGTAAAAATAACATACGACAACCACCTATTTCTACTTCTTTAGGACCTGTGTATATCCAAGGTTCGTTTACACCATCAAAAGTAGTAACAAGTTGTTCTATTGAATTAACTTCATTTGTGTTTTTGTAATAAGTGTCGTGGTTGCCTAATATAATATGTGTATCTATTTTTAACTCCCACAATCGTTTCCAAAACTTCTTTTGAAAATTATGCGCTGTATTAAAATTAATAAACTTTCTTCTATCAACAACATCACCTAAATGAATAAGAGTATCAATCTTGTTCTCAATAAGATATGGAAAAAATATCTCGTCATAGAAACGATTATGATAACTTATAAATGCAGGTGAGTCGTTACGGCATCCGAAGTGTGTATCATTCAGTAATGCTATTTTCATAACTCATAAAGTAATCTAAACTATTTTTACTTTTTCTGACCCTCTTTTTTTTCTTATTACTATCTGCTATTTTTTGTTGTTCTTCAATTGGCATATTCTTTTTAAGATATTCTGTAAATTGATTTGTGAACTCCTTATCTTCACCAGGTTGTAATGTCATATCATCATAATTAGAATCTGTAATAAGTTTATTTTTAATCGTAACTTGTTTTTTCTCTTTCTGTATTCTTCTTATAAATGCATAATATATGATTTGTGTAAAATATGCAAATGGATTATTTGATTTAGTTGGATTAAAGTTGTCTAGGTATTGTAAACAATTTTCTATACCATCACTAATCATATCATCTTTAAAAGTATAATTAATAAAATTAGGTCTATACGATAAATGATTCGCAATCTTTAAAAAACAACTACCAATATAATCTGTAACTGGTGGTTTAGGTAATTTTTTTCTTTTGGCTTTATTGACCATCTTACGATATTCAATCATTGCCTGCAAGAACTCTTTATTATTTACATAATGTTCTTTTTTTTGTTTGTTATTCATAATATATAATATACTATATTTTGTTTAAAATGTCAATGTTTTAATTGGAGTTTTTTATAATAAAAAATATTATTTTTTTCCTGTTTTAACATTGACTTTTTCATTATTTTGTGTATAATGGAGCGTGTAGTGAGTGATTGAAGGTAATAGCTAAAGATAGTATTATTAATGAATAGTTTTATCCAAATCTTCATCATCATATTCATCAAATATTTCATTAAGTTTTTCATTTTGTTCAGCAGATAATTCTTGTGTTGTATATTTACTATTTTTGACGGGAACTGGTTTTTGATTGTAAGTGTTAGCAATATTCATATAACTACTAGCCATTTCTACAGTAGCACTAGTTATTGTCATAATTTTATCTTTTGGAATAGTAATAATTTGATCTGGTGTATAAGAACACCATTTAATTAAAGCAACATAATCTTTAAAACCTGTCATTGTCATTTGAGGCACATACTTAATTAATAGAGGTTTTTCTAAACGCATTAGTTTAGAATCTGTTGGTAATTGTTTATCACCAATAGGCAATATGCAAACAACATCTTCACCGTTAACCAATTTTATTATTTTAATATTTTCTGTAGTATGGTGCATATTACTTTAACTCTACGTTGTGTATTTCATAATTAAAATCTTCTTCATTATAGATATTTATTCTTTCTCTAAAGTGTGCTAAAGTGTAATTTTCTTTTTCATTATAAGTTAAATCATCTGAAATATCATATAATGTAGCACTAGAATTATTATCTTTTAACCTAAGACCACGGCCAATACTTTGGAGATTCCTAATCCTAGACTTTGAAGGACTAGCAAAAACAATATTGTGTAAGTTACGAATGTTAATGCCAGTAGAAAAAGTGCCATAACTAGCAACAATAATAGCCCCCTCCGACTTTTCTGTAATGAAACGAATCTTTTCTCGCTCTTCTGCTTCAACACCTCCATAAACAAAGAAAACTTTTTTATCATCAGCTTTCTCCTCGATTAATTGTTTAAGTAGCATTCCGTGTTTTTCAACGTACTGAAACAGACATAATGTATTGCCTTGTAAAGACAAACATAGATTGCGTATATATTTATTCCGTTTTTCGTTAGAAACGATATAATCCATTTCTTCTTGGTATGTTTTATCTTTTAAAAAGTGTCTAGCAGTTTTATCGTGTTGAAGTATTAAACAGAATATCTTTAAGTCAGCAAGTTGTTTCTTTTCTTGTAATTCACTTGTTGATACAACTTTATTTACAGTACCAAATAAACCCTCTAATACAAGTTTATGTGTTTTAGTACCATCTAAAGTACCTGTAAGTCCAACTCTATATTTACATTTTTCAAGTTTATTCATTATCTTACTTAATGAAACTGCTTTAAATAAATGTGCTTCATCACCAATCACCATACCAAATTGTTGAAACCATTTTTTAGGTAAATTATAGATTGATTGCCAAGTAGATATAATAACTCTTTTGTTTGTTTCTTTATCGTGTCCTTGATATATTCTATGTACGTTACGATCACTATTATAACCATAATCTTTAAAGTCTTTAAATAATTGTTCTACTAAAGATGTTGTTGGTACAATAATGAGTATTTTATCTTGTTTACTTTCTTTTAATCTCAATAAATTAAAGATTAACATTAAGTATATAATTAAAGATTTACCAGAGGCAGTAGGAGATAATAATAAACATCTACTCTTTTTAATAGAGTGTACAAATGCCTCTCTTTGATAATCTCTTATTTCTATTTTAGGAATTTTAAGTGCTTTTAAAAACTTATCTATATCATCTTCTTTTATTGATACATCTTTTATTTTAGTTCCGTCAACAACCTGTACATCATTCTTTTTACACCAATCTACAATATAAGGATAAAGTCCTGCATAGATTTGACCTGTAGCATAACTGAATAGTCTAATTTTGCCATCCCAAACTCTACTACGATATTGAGGCATAAACTTAAAACCAGGTACTTCAAATGTAAAGTATTCTCCAAGTTCTCGTCTTATATCTGCGTCTGCCTCTATTTTTAAATAGACTTCGTTCTTCTTATCTATGATGAGGTAACGTGTTGTGGTCATTTTTAGATAGCGCCACTAGTAAACTTTCTCCAGTCTATAGCGTTCTTTATTGTAAAAG